CTGATGGGCTGGCCGACATCCGAGGCAGAGAAAAGGCGTAATTGCCGGTGCCAAAAGTTGTCGTGCTACCCATGATAATTTCGTAGGTAGCCGACACCATAGAACCTGACCGAGAGTACCAACCCCGCAAAGTACCGTCGCCAATAGTCGGGTTGGTTGTTGAAGCAGTCCAAGTTGGTGTAAACGATACGCCGGGGGCGCTGATAAGGTTTTCTTTGTTGACCGTGTTGTCAGTAACTGTGCCGTTAAAATAGCACCCTTCGATGGACACTGGCACGGTGCCCAACACAACGGTAATGCTGGGCGCAAACGCGCACCCGGAAAACGTAACACCCTTACCGCGAATATCCATCGTAGTTTCATTGACGCCAACGCGAGTATTGGCGCACAAGAAAGCACGGGAATCATCAGACAGCAAAATTTCGCCGACAAACGAATCAGAGATGAACAAGTCGTTGCAACCGCCAACCGCGATGAACTTGTTGCCGCCGGTTTCAATCTGCTGAAACTTGCGCGGTTTAGCAGTTAACTCAGGGAGGTCTTGCACTTTGACTGCGTAGTTACCGGCGGCGGTTCCGTTGTAACGATAGATCAGCAAATCGCTAAACGAAGACTGCGATCCGGAACCCGTTAGTTCAAATTCAATACAAAAGCCCGCAAAGTCTACGATCTTGCATTCCGTAATGACTTGCCGNNCCGTTACTTCCCGAAATAACAACGCCGCGCCCGGTGTAAGTTGCGCCTTGCCCTTCCAAGTACAGCCGGTGCATTTGCGCGCCTTCACCAAACAAAATCAAGTCGCCGTTAAAGCCTTTCTTGATTTGCGTGCTGTACTTCGATTCACCGTACACCAACACATTTGTTGGGATGGTAAGCGAAGACTGAACAAGGTATACGCCGTCAGGAAAATAGACTGATTTAGCACCGGAATTTAACGCAGCTTGAATTGCCGCCGCGTCGTTAGTTACGCCATCACCAGTAGCGCCAAAATCTTTGACACTAGCAGTTTCTTGCAGTTTGGCTTGAATTGTTCGATTAACGGCACCGGAGCCGGACGGGGTAAAACTTACCACCGCGCTTACAGTAGCTTTTGAAGTCGTCCCGGTCTGCACTACGGGCACAAGTTCTGCGCCCGTTAAAGGTGTAGTTGCGGCGGGGAGGTCGGAAATTTTTACGCCTGACATAGCTGATCCTTACGGTGCCTGTTCAACCCAAGCATTCCAAGTGTTAGTGCCTGACGCTTGCCGGATAAAGAAACTGCCAAGTTTAAGCGTGTTGTTGGCAGGCCAGTACGTTTGATACCAATACTTTTCGGCAAGGCTTGATGCTTTTGTTGTGACAAGCAACCCTTGATACCCGCCAGTACCCGGAGGCGCACCCGTGTCGCCGTTGATGGTGCAAGAACTTTCGCCGTAAGGAAAATCTTGCGGGAGCGTAGCGGTGTTAAAAGACGTAGCGGTAAGACTGTTGCCGATGTTGCCCGTGTGGTCGGTGCGCCAAGCCGGAAACGAATGCGTGCCTGCGTGGACGTTGTTGTAGTACATGCAGGTTTTACCGTCGATGCTTGCTGCGGCGGTCGTGCCCACAGATTGCGCCGCGCCGGTAATGTTATTGAAGACGTTACCGACAAACGAAACATACGACAGCGAAGCCGTTGTATCGCCGCATAGCACTCCGTAGTCGAGGCAGTTGGCAAACACATTGTTGACCACCGAAATCTTTGCGCCGTCTCGGATAGTCATGGCGCGTCGGGTGTTGTTGCCCACGAACGTGTTGCCTGTAATGGCGACATCGAACTGAGTGTCCCCCGACACAAACCCGATAAGAGTCTCGCGGGTCGTAAACGTGACCGCGTTGTTGGCGACCGTCATCCCCCGCACATACGGATAGCATCGAATAAAGCCATTGCAGGTGGATGTATTGCCCGACACGACAATGTTCTGCGCGGTGCTGTAGTTGTTGGAAATGCGGAAGTTAAACGCATACTGCGTCGATCCGGTCATCGTGTTGTTGGCAAACACGAACGCGGCGGGCGGTGTCGTTAGCGTCGAAGCCACAACAATCGACACCATGCCGTTTGCGCCGTCGCTGTTACGAAACGTGTTGTCGATGACCGAGATGTCGAGGATGACGTTTGCCGCGTTGTTCGGCTCAATGTCTATTGGCCCCGGCATCGTAGACCGACTGCAATTTTGAAGGACGTTGCCTTCGATGCGAACGGTCGAACCATCAATGACCGAAATGCCGTTGCGGTTGTCCTTGTTGATGCCGTCGATCAAGCACCCGGAAATTCGCACGTTGACGTTGTGCCGGGTGTTATCAGTGTGCGCGCCCAAATAGATGCCGTCGCCTTGAAAGCCGATGATGTGGCAATTTTCAACAACAAAATCTCGCACCCCGTTCACGTTAATCAGATGCACAAACTCCGAGAAACCGGACGTTGCGACTTTGCCCAGCAGGCGCAGCCCCCGGATAGTCAGTTTTTCAATGTACGCACCCGCCCCCGAAGACAGCCCGTACAGCAGCGCGGTTCCGGTGTTTTGCTGAATTGTTGACAGCGCCCCATCCCCGTACATGGTCAGGTCGGATTTAAGCGTCAACTGATTGCACAGATAGGTGCCTGCTGGAAAGTACAAAACTGTAGCCGCGTTGATCGCGTTTTGAATTGCTGCGGTGTCATCTGTTAAGCCATCACCGACTGCGCCGAAATCCTTAACGCTAAGAACTTCATCCAGTTTTGCCTGCACCGTGCGGGCGACAGTGCTGCCCGAAGCGGTGTAGCCAATAGCAGACGCGGTAAGCCCCACCGAGCCGGTGTCTTGGCTAGTGATGTTGTCCCACACACCGATCTGCGTACCAGTGGAAGTCTCCAGCCGGAACTTGTAGCCTGCCCCGTCAGTCAGCCAAATCTGCCCCGGCACGCGCCCTGCGGCGTCCAGCACAATCGGGTTGCTGTTAGCGGTCAGGCCGGTGACGCTGGTGTAGGTGGCGACAGGGGTGGTAGTGCCCGCGACGTAGGAGTAAAGAAGACCGCCAGTCAGGACGTTGCCGCTGTTGTCGAAAAACTGCCAGCCGCTACCGGCCAGCAGAGACAAGGAAACGCTCATATCGAAACCTCACAGACGGTAAAGATTACCGATGGGATAGCGGGCGCAGGCGCAATCGTCGCCAAGGACGTAATGCTGATAGCCGTGTCCGTAACGCTCCACATCAGTTCAAAATAATCGTTGGCGGCCATTTCCAACAAGAAATTCCACGCCAAAACTTGATCGCCGCCAGCACCCTTAAATTCTACCCGTGTCGCAGAGTCAGGTACATCAGTGCCGTTTTTACGCGCCCAAACGTACATGTAATGCGAAGCCGCCGATGTGGTAGTGGCTTGCAAAGAAAACTGAAAGTTATACCCGCCCGCGTCGTTGACTATGATTCTTGACGTTGGTGAGCCAATTCGAATGCCTTCCGATATGTCTGTCGAGTTCAGCGTAATCGCGTAAGCCGTGTTGATGGCGGCGGCGGTCTGCGTAGTGGTGTCGTGAAACGCGCCGTAATGCAAAGGGCGAACTGGCGTAACCGGAGGCGATACGGCCAACGCATCAAGTTGACTAGAAATACTGGCAATCTGCGACTGCACATCCACGTTGCACAGCAACAGTTCGGTATTGTCGGCAAATGACAAGTTTTGAACGCTAGGCCCGACTTGCAAATCTTCAAGCGACGTAACATTTGCGCCGCTGCCGGTCAATCGAAACAACGTCAGAAAAAACTGATACCACTCCCGCGACACAAACCCCGAGCGCGGGTCAAGAAACGCTACCCGAGGCGGTGTGATTAAAGTGGATTGGTTAGCCATTGGTCGGGCTTACGTCAATGTGTGCGCCGATTATGGTTACCTTTACCGCGTCGGTGCCGGATATTTCATACACTCGGTCGCGCAGTTTGGTAGTCATGCCGAGCCGCCGCCAAATCGCGCGGTGCCCGTACTGGCCGATTTTCCCCATTGAACGCCAGTGTTCGTTTGACCAAGTATGCCCGCCATCATCTGACCAACGAAGCATAACTTGTGGGTCGGCAGCGGCAGTAGCAGACGTATCTACAATTAAAAGTGTGTCGCCCGATTCAGCCAACAAATCAAGTTCAGTCTCTGTAAGAAGACTTATTGTTACTCGGTCTTGCGCCGTACCAACACCCGTTTCGCAATCCAGTTGAAGGGAGTGGTGCGCGGTGCGTTTAAGATTGTTGTCGCCGGGAGGAATAGCCCGCCAAGAACGTAACCAGCGTTGAGTTACGCCATTGTCGCTGTAGACGTTCAAATCGAACGCATACAAGTTGCCGTTAGCGTAGTCCCCTACTACCACTTCGTTGTTGAACGCAGCCTGACAGTTACTGCGGTGGCGGGTGAATTGACCAGTCACGCTGTCGTACCCCGCTCGCTCATGCCAAGAATTAGACGATAGGTCAAGCACCCAAGTCTTGTCGGCGGTTGGAAACGTCAAAACGTAGAACGAATGCCCGTCTTGCTGGTATGTGTAGCCGATGGCGTCCGAGATAGTGCTGTACTGCTGAATTTGCCATTCAACTGCGTGGGTGCTAATTCGTTGCCCTGAGTATCCATTAGCGCGGTAGACGATGCCGCGCCCTCGGGCATCTGCACCGAGCCAAAAAAGACTGTTGTCCATTTTGGCAATCGAGAACGTAGCGGCGCAGCCAATCTCGTTAAACGCGCCTTGGATGCG